GGCGACCTTCGTAGCAGCATCCAACGTGCGGTAGGGCCCGTGCGCCCTCCCGGTCCCCCGTGGTTCCATAGCCCACCAGCCGACGATCCGGGCAGCCATCGTGGGCTGCTCGGTGTCATATCGAGGGACTAGCCGCTGGTACCCCTTCGCCAAATACTCCACCGTGATCATGCTGCCGGACTTCGCCTCCCTGGCGCGTTCGATAGCCTGCGCGACCAGGTGCTGGTTTAGCTTGCTGAACCGATCGTGGAACCCCTGCTGCTGGGCCTGCGGGGCGCGGATCAGCCCCGGGAATGCCCGACACAGCGCCTGCCAATTGTCGCCCCAGGTGGGCGCATCCTCAGAATGGAATGTCACTGGGGTCGCTCCCTTCCTTGAATGCCTCAGGGGCGCGCGCGGCGCGAATTGACTTGAAATTCAGGTACTTCCCGCGCTTCGTGATGCCGCACACCTCGATCCAGTCACCCTTTTTGGCCGGGTAGGACCAGGTGCCGAACATGCTGAAGTTCACGAACAGGCCGCCGGACTCCAGCACCAGCGTCACGCGGGGGCTAGCGCCACCCATCACCTGATCGAGGCTGCTGATGCGTCCGTAGCAGTCCTCACAATGAATCGCCGTGGGGCTGCTCGGGCGCGGGCCCAGCACCTTGAAAATGGGTTTCGGAATTCCCTGAACCACGGGAATCGGGCCGTCCCAGTCCAGGGGAAGGTCGGCCTCCTCACTGGACGGGACAGCCACGGAAACGGGGGGCTGGGGTGGCTGGGGGGGCGGGGTGAGGGAAGCACCACGCCCTACCGCAGTTTCTCCGTCGTCGTCGGCTTCGCCACTGGGGACAGCCACTAGCGCTGAGAATGAGTACCTGCGCGCATAAGTCAGCGCGCTGCCGATGCCCTGCGCGTCCCACTTGCCGACAGGCAGGTACAGCATGCACGAAACCCATTCCCCAGTGTCAGCATGCACCAGCATCGTCTGGCACCAGGCCTGACCGTCACCAGCGCCCACGCCTTGCGTGACCGCAATGCCGTTGGCGCACAGATGGGGACGCGCAGCCTCATCGATGGATTGCAGGTCGCTATAGCGCGACCTGAAATGCGGGTTCGTGGCATCCTTCTGGGCCACCTTGATGCCCTTCTGGGCAGCAGCCAGTGCTTTCGCTAGGTGGCCGATCGTCGCGCTGTGCTGGATGCTCATTTCTCATCCTCCCCGAACATAGTGACGATGCAGGATTTCAGCGTCAGCAACTGCTCGCGCAGTTCACCGATTTCCACGCGGGTTTCCCTGATCGTTTCCCTGATTTCGTTCAGGCACTCCCGGTCTTCCTCGACATCCCTGGCACCTGGTTCCGTCTCCTCCAGGATGTTCACCTGTTCCTCGATGTACGCCAGTCCGTACAGGACTTCCCGCAGGGCAGAATGCTCACGAAACCATTTCAGCCGGAGGCGCTTGCACTCGTCATCTGGCATCAACTCGCTGGCTTCGCGCCGCAAGGCTTCCATATCGTCTTCCGGAGTAGAGTCGCTCATGCCCCCACCTCCCCGTACTGCCACCCCGTCTGGGGGTCGATATCGGACAGGGGAAAACCATCGTCGGCCAATTCAGTTTGTTCGTCCATTCCGTTTCCTTTTCTGGCCGGGGTTATTCCCGGCATGCGTTTCATATCGGCGTTCTGTGGACCTGTCTATAGGTCCGCGGCACGTTTATCCTGAAACGGAACGATTCTGTTCAGCGCCTGCCGTCGGCGTTCGCAGCCCCCGCACGGGGTAAACCCCAGCGCCTTCGTGACCTTAGCCACGGCATCGCCCAGCCCAGCCATCGGCTCGATGACCTTGATTAGGTCACCGATGACAGGCTTGCCGTCGATGACTTCCACTCGGTAGATGTCCTGACGCCCATCGGGCTGCTCCAGCGTATAGGTCCTCAGCATAGACCGGGCCTCTTCCGGAACGTGATCGAGCCTGACGCAGTGCGCCACTGGCACTGACCGGGAACGGTCAGGAAGTCCAGCCAATAGATCTCATCCGCGTCCATATCCTCCAGGCAGCATCCGTCGCCGCAGCTACGGAACCTAACGCCTAGGTAAATGGTGGATGACACTAGAAACGTTCCCGGGCATTCAGCAGAAAACACGGTCGCGCCCATCGTGATCGCCGCGACCATATCCCAGGTCTGGGTCGTGATCGGGTCGCAGGGGTCAAATATGTCAGCCAGGACTAGGTTGCATCCGACCTTGATGGCTGCAACGTCTGGCGGAAGAAACGTGCTGGCCCCTGCGTTAACGGGGCAGCATCCACCACCGATCCCGGTTACTTCCGTCAGACTCCAACTGCCGCCAGGCAGGTTGGGATCGGACAGCGGGAAATGACTTCCACCGTTCAGCCTGGGGATCGGCGCGACCGGATCACACGTGGGTGGCAGCCAGTCCGTCCTGAACGTGGCTTCGCAATTGATGGTCTGTTCACCGCAGGGCAGTTTGAGCTGCAGATCGAATTCGCAGATCAGATCCCTGCAGCACGTCGGGTCTTCCGGCCAACTGTGGTTACATCGGCACTCGGGCGCGCAGCGCCCGTTTTCCTTGCACCAGTCGATGCATTCGAACGTGCCGACGTCGGCGTTGCTGCATTCAACGATGTCCTGAATGTGAAACGGTTTCTGGTATGCAGGGCCGTACCCCGTTCCGCGGGACTTCCATCGCCCCATATCCGCGAAATAGCGCAGCGTCCCGGCACCAGTCAGGTACCAGTGCTGCCCCGTCCCGTCCGCGCATCCGGTCAGGTTGTTCGGGCTGGTTCCCCACGTCGCCAGCAGTTTCTGGATTAGGGTCGCGCCGCGGACCTCGAAGCCCAGAACGGCTGCCCAGCACAGCGATAGATCCTTATTGAAAATGGGGTAGACCAGTTCGCAGTACCCGTTGGTGGGATCGTTGACCGCGAAAATGGGGACGCTGTAGTTATTCGGGAAAACTGGGGTCGGGGGCAGCCCAGGCGCTGGCGCTGGGTACGGGTACTGCTGCGGATCGGGGAACCCACAGAACGCGTCATTCGTCGCCGGGTCGATCGCCTGCGTGCTGCCAACGTAGGACAGCGTCAGACTGGTCACGCCGTTGGTCCACTCGATCTGGCTATTGACGAATACGCCAGTGCGGTACTGCGCGTACCAACAGCCACCTTCGCAGGTATCGCCATCGAAGCAGTAGACGGGGTAGTCAGCGCAGCACTGCGCTGGTTCTACCCCGTCACAGCAACAGACCCGCTGGTTGTGCATCAGAATTTCTTCGACTTCGCGATGTAGTAACCCGCGATGACACCAGCCAGTCCCAGCATCAGACCGAACCAAATTCCGCCAACGAAACTTGCCACGCCTACGAAACTTGCCATATCACGTTCCTTTCTTAGTCCGGCTCGGGGTGCGAATTGGGGCTGCGCGCCGGAACGCAGCGTCAAAGGTCGGGTCAGCCCTGCGCAGTTCGGCCACAGCCGCCACTGCCTGCTCGGGCGTCAGGTCAATCAGGCTGGCAGTCAGTTCAGCCGCTCGGCGCTCGGTGGGAGTCACGATGCCCAGAACGCCCTTGATGAACTTGCCCAGCCCCGTATGCCAGATCAGGAAACCCACGCCCAGAATCGCCAGTGCGATGCATACCCAGACCAGCGGCGCTACCCACCAGGGGACCTGATCCTCAACTCCGGTCAGCGCTAGGTAGATGGTGTCCACAGCCGACAGGATACGGTCCTGCTCGATCCTGCCTTCCACAGCTTCGCCCTTAATCACCGGGAGACTGGGGGTGGGCGCATCAGCCTCAGTAGCGATGCGATCGAATCGCTGGCCGCTGGAATGCGCCAGCCTGCGTACCTGGTTGCTGCTGCTGGCGATCTGGCTGCTCGGGCCCTTGCAACCGAACCAGACGCTAGCCACGACGGCCAGACATATCAGGTTTCTTCCCATTGCACTTCCTCCATCGCATCGCACCGCTCTGCGTCGGTCCCCACGCCATCAAATGCCGCCTGCAGGCTGGCAGCCAATTGGTGGTATTCGTCCCGCCGGCTGGCGATGTCGGCCACCACCGGGCCGGCCGGCACGATGCCCAGCGCCGCGTTGCGCTGGGTGTGCTCGGGCGCTACAGCGAGGATGGACGCCGTGCAGGCTGACCGTAGCCGGTCAAGCTGCTGGGCGTAGACCTCGACGGGATTCCTAGTGTCTTCAACCGTGACGCTGCCGTCTGGATGATGTAGGTACGTTTTTGGCATGTCAGTAGGCTGAAATCAGGGCGACGTGCTGGTTAGTGCTGCCATCGTTGTAGCGGAATGTGGTCGGCGCAGGGTCGGCAAGATCGTGCGAGCCGATGTCAGCGTAGAGTCCTAGGATGCAGTCATTCGCTGCGGTGTCGAACACGCCGAGCGGGTTAGACGCTCTTCCGCTGATGCGTCCCATCGATCCCGAAGCCGACGAATAGATCACAGCCACCCAATAGAGACCGGGCGCAAGCGTCACCAGCGGCGTTCCGGTGGCTGCGTTGTAACCGTAGCCGCCGCCAGTAGCGATCGCGGCGCTGGCGTACAGACGGGTGCTAGGTCTGCCGTGGGTGCCGTCGGGCTTGTAAATGGCAAACTTGACGTTGCCCCCCGTGGTTCCGAACGTCTGGCTGGCAATTGTCTTGATATCGACCGTGTGCGGAATGTAGAACAGGTTGTAAAAGGCACGGTTCGCCGTCGGCGTGCCGCCTGCCGCGCACGCGTTGGCGTTAAGTGGCATCGAGTAGATCCGTGCGGTCGATCCCGTAGACGCGTCGATGCCGTCGGCAGGCAGCCGGGGGCAATGGAAAGACTTGTCTACCCAGACGTTTCCGATGGTGTCGCCATATTGCAGGACCAACCCAGCAGTTCCGCCATCCGGGACGCGCGACCAGCGGAACACGACGCTTCCCGCGGAATCCTCAGCGTAGATATTGCCGTCATCAGTATTGATAGCCAGTTCACCAGCTGACAGTTCCCCCGTTGACGGGGCAACCCCTGAAACGTCGGACCGCTTGTGTCGGATGATGTCAGCCATTAGGAAGCCCCATATACCCCACCGTCAATGGTCTGCACGAATGCCCCGCCAGTAGGGCATTCCCCATCCCAGGGGTTAGATCGGCTGAAAACCAGAACCTGTCCCCCAGTGCTGTGTTTCATGTAGAACGTGATGACCAGCGTGCCAGTCGGTATCGGGAGCATGCTGAATCCCAGCCCATTCGCACGGGTCGCATTAATGCCGCCAGCCGTTGACGCAGTGTTCTCGAATTCCGCAAGGTTGTATGCCGTTTCCGCATTGAATGTGCTGCCCGTCGGGGAGGTCGCCCCGGCCAACTGATCCTGCGGCAGGACGGACTGGACCGTATACACCCACCGATTCGATGCCCCGCCGATGAGGCTGCTCGATGTCACCTTCGTCAGCAGTCCGGTCAGGCGCGAATCATCCTGCCCGTTCACCAATTCGTTCAACCGCACCGAATTGGCGTAGACGAATCGCCCAGCCTCCACCATCCGGTTCAGGCTGGTGGAGTCGATGCCGTTGAAACCGTATAAGAAGGGTTCGGAAAACATTACCAGGTGGGTGCTGGGGTGATGAACAGGGCCTCGATGCCAGGGGGCAGCACGTTCATCGTGCCATCGAATGCGACCTTGCCGACGTAAGGCTGCCTCCAAATGACCTTAGACGTGCCGCGCTGCGCGATCGGGGTAGACGGCGCTGCACCGACGTTGAATGACGTGTCTAGCTGCGGTTCGCCAGTCTGCAGCCTGATCATCACCTGCTCCAGGTGGTACCAGGGGTCGAAGATGAACGTATGCACAAACGCCGATACCTGCTCGGTGATCTGGCGCTGCTCGGCACCAGCAAACAAGAACTTTCCAGAATCACCGACCTCTAGCCAGTCCCCATCGTTTCGCTTGCCGACGTTGTTAATGAACTGACTCATCGGCAGGCCAGCGGTGTACCCGATGTCATCAGCCGACCGATGGACGGGGAATTCCACGGTGTAGATCGTCTGTGGAATGTTCAGCGTGAAGGGGTTGCCGCTAATGTTGTAAACAGTGCCATTAATGAATGGCGTCGTGTTCCAGGGGTCAACGTCACCGAACGTCGGGAAACTGAGCGGCGACATCCACGCCGACACGGACCGCAGGCGGGTCTGCTGGGTGATTTTCGTCCCGCGGTAGGCCTGCCCAGCGATCAGCGGCGCTTTGCTGGTCTGCCTGACGATGTAGGTATTAGCCCTATCGGCGTGCGGGGTGACCGTCAGATCCGAAACAATGAACTGCGCCTTCAGGAAGTCACTAGACCCCAGCGCAATACGCTCCCCGACCTTTTCGATTTTGTTCCAGGGCGCAGTACTGGCCGAACGAACCGACAAGTAGACGTTCCAGCTGCTTTCGGTGGTGCCGTTGTAGGCTGAATCGTCGTTATAAACGAGAAACGTTCGGGTGAACGTGCTGGTGTCCATTTCTCGCGACACGACTAGTGACTGATCCTTACCCTGCTCGATCACTTGCCAGGCCATTACGGGTTCCTCGATTTCTGCTCGATGCTCTTCAGGACCATCAGCATCTGCTGGTTCAATTGATACAGCTGATCGGTCTGCCCCGTGCCCAGCGCCAGTGCCGTATCGAATTCCAGCCGGGCCAGTTTCGCCTGATCCTCGTCTGAGTAGATGCCCTGCCCGATGTCTTGAAACGCCACGTCGAATGCGTTCCCGATGATGGCTGGCGTCTGCTTAATCAGTTCCCAGATGCTGCCGAACGCCTTTTCGGCGTCTCCCGTGGGCTGCGCCTGCAGCCCCTTCGCGATGTCCACTTCAGTTTTCCGCTGCTCGGAACGTGCCAGGAATTCATCGAGCCCCAGCGCGGTCATCTGCTGCCCGACATCCATCCGCCTGCCGATGTCATAGGCCTTCGAACCCTGCAGTGCCTGGCTAAACGGCATCATCAGATCCTTAGCCATTTCCCGGGCCTCAGACCGGGCTTCCACGATGGATGTCAGCATGCCGATGGCTGGGAGCGCCATCGCTGAAGTCATCAGGCCGCGGATGGTGCCAAACTGAGCAGCCATCGTGTTCAGGCTGCGATTTACCTGCCCACGGACAGAACCCAGACCGCTGGGATCCGCTTCTACACCGACGCGCACAATTGCTGTTTTAGCCATTGATTACCTTATGCAGCTCAGTTTCCCAGTCGCCGGGCTTCACTGTCCAGGGCGCGATTTTCCCGGGGTCGCCCTTGACCATCGATAGGACCAGAATGGTCAGCAGCCGCTCGATGCGTTCGGCTGATGACCAGACCAGGGGTTTCGCATCACCCCCTGGATGATGGCAGCCCCCAGGTGCATGTCGATCATGCTGGGGGTGACTGGCTGCCCGTCCAGGCGCGCACAATGGCGCAGGATCCAGTCCTGCTTTTCGTACTCGCCCAGGGCGTCCAGTTCGCGGTATTCCGCGACCGTGATCGACCGAACTTCCACCAGCAGTGGATATTCCTCGATCCCTTCAGTGAGTTTTCGCCAGATCATGACGTCGGCCTGGTCACGGTGATGGTGCTGGTGTACTGCCAGGTCACTTCAGCCACCATAATGGCATCGTTCTCCCAGGACGGGTTAAACCCAGTGATTACTGCTGATCCTGAGTAGACCAATCCGGTCGCTGGACTAGTTATTACGATCGCGATGGTAGATCCGCTCGGGCTTGCCTCGCTGAACTGCTGGGCGAGTGTCAGACCAGTCGATTGAGACGAAAAAATGCTCGCGCTGCCCGTAATCGTGGGACGCCCAGCGATGGCCGTAGTAACCAGCGAATTCAGCTGGGTGCTGTCCAGTGCATTTTTCGCTGATGTAATTCGACAGGACTGCGTACCTACTGCGTTTCCTGCGAAAGTGATTGATGTCCCGCTGCTGATTACTGCTGCCATATCATCCTCCGGTAGCCCAGACGGTGTACCCCTGTTGGATGGCTCGGGGTCCGTCATCATCCCCCGAACCGTCCTCGATGCGTTCTACGTCCTCATTCGTCAAGTAGCCGCATTTCACGCTGGTGCCGCTTGACGTGTATGCAGTATTCGTGTCCAGCGCCGCGCGCACGGCATCGGCCACGCTGCGGGCGCTGCTCATTGTGTCAGCGATCGTGGTGACCGTGATGGCAAACGAATGCAGGGCTTCCGAACCAGAAAACGATCGGACTGGTTCCCGCGAATCGACGCTGTAAACCAGCGCTGGCAGGGTGGTCCCTTCCCGTCGCCATTCGGGGCTGATTCGGTTCCCGACAGCAGCCACCTGGGCGTCCAGACGTGCAAATAGCGCCTGCTCGATGGTCATCCCCTTACCCGGATCCCTTTCTTCCGGCATTCGATGGCGAACGTTTCTTCGATGGCGTCAGCGAATTCGCTTTCGAAACGCGATCGAGGGAACTTTGCAGCCATTTTCTCCTGCGTCTTCCAGTACAGCTTGTTTAGGGGTCCGGCCAGCCTGGCGCGGTACGCACGGTTGACCTTGACGCCCGTGGTGGCGACGATCAGACCAGCGCGCACGTCGGCGCTGTGGATGATGGCTCGGGCGATGTCCTTACGGACCTTGTTTGTGGGCCGCTTCGGGCGCTCAGCCAGCCACAACTGCTTATACAGGGCTGCCGCTGGTTTCATCACCTTGCGTCCCAGCCGCTTCGCCAGGTTCCTGCCGACGTTCAGGGGCAGGTGCCGCAGGACATAGTCCATACGCTTGACCTGCTCGATGAATCGCGGGTCGGAATCGGCGTTCGCCAGCAGTCCGAATTCGGTAGCCACGGCCAACTTGCCGACCTGCCGATCGAAGTAGGCGGCCAGG